TGATGATGTGGCAGGAGGCTGGCTTTTTCTATCTATGGAGGTAGCCTATGGGAGATGAATGGAGCGGTTTTGCAGATTTACTTGCTAACTTGATTGAGAAGTATGCAGACGAATTGGATATTGATAATTTGCCAGAACCGCCGAAGATAAAAAAGTCAAAAGAATTTAGCACTTTAAAGCAAGAAAGCGTTGAAAACCAAAAGGCCGCATGATATAATTGTATCGTGATAATTAAGTCCAAACACTTGACGAAGAAGTGTGCAGCTCTGTAGAGCAGCATCAAATAAATTCGGCTTAAGTGTTAAGGCAAAAACGAATAACAATTAAGTAGTGCATTGTTGTGGCACTATGAGCGAGGTTGAATATGAACAGAGAAAGAGTGAAAGTGTATACCTATAAAAGAGTGTCAACGACAATGCAGATTGACGGATATTCTCTGGATGCCCAGAAGTCCAGGATAAAAGCCTTTGCTGATTATAACGATTATGAGATTGTTAGAGAATATGAAGATGCCGGAAAATCTGGAAAATCCATCGAGGGACGGATACAGTTCAATCAAATGATGGATGATATTAAGTCGGGAAAAGACGGCGTTTCCTTTGTTCTTGTTTTTAAACTTTCTCGTTTTGGAAGAAATGCGGCGGATGTGCTTTCAACTTTACAGGTTATGCAGGATTTTGGGGTAAACCTTATCTGCGTTGAGGACGGAATTGATTCTTCTAAGGATGCCGGTAAACTGATGATTTCGGTTCTCTCTGCGGTTGCTGAGATTGAGCGTGAAAATATTCGTGTCCAAACAATGGAGGGGCGTATCCAGAAAGCCAGAGAGGGAAAATGGAATGGTGGTTTTGCCCCTTATGGTTATCAGCTTGTTGATGGCGAATTACAGATCAACGAAGAAGAAGCTGCCGCAATCCGGGTGATTTTTGATCGGTATGTTAATACGGACATTGGCTCCAATGGCATTGCAAAATATCTGGAGAATCATGGAATACGAAAAATCCAGCGGCAGAATGGAAAGAATCCTTTGTTTGATGCCCATTTAATTCGTTTGATTCTAAAAAATCCAGTATACTGTGGGAAAATTGCTTATGGACGCAGAAGAACCGAAAAAGTTCATGGAACCAGAAACGATTATCATCTTGTTGAACAAGATAATTATTTGCTGGTAGATGGATTGCATGAAGCTATTATTTCTGAAGAAGTCTGGCAGGCCGCACAGGTTAAGCTGCTTGCACAAGCAAAAAAATATGAGCATGTGAACAAAGGCAAAGATACCAGAACCCACCTGCTTTCAGGCATTGTGAAGTGTCCGATTTGTGGCGCAGGAATGTACGGAAATAAATGTATCAAGCATAAAAAAGATGGTACAAAGTACAAGGATTTTTATTATTATGGCTGCAAGCATCGTACCATGACACGGGGGCACAAATGCGAGTACAGAAAGCAGATTCGTGAGGAACTGTTAGACGATGCGGTGACAGAGGTTATTGTAGCATTGGTTAGCAAGCCTAAATTTGCATCTATGATGCAGGAAAAAATCAACATGAAAGTAGACACTTCCATGTTGGATCAGGAGATTGCAAACCATGAAAAGCAGCTACGTCAGTTCTATTCTATAAAATCGAAACTGATGGAAGAAATAGATTCCCTTGACCCTGATGACCGTCACTATTTCAAACGGAAAGCAGATCTTGATGATCGTCTTTATCGGATGTATGATAAGATAGAAGATGAAGAATCGCAAATGATTGAGGCAAGAGCCAAAAGGCAGGCGATTGAAGCTGAGAAATTGACCGGTGATAACATCTATAAGGTATTGATGTGCTTTGATAAATTGTATTCAGCCATGAATGATGTGGAACGGCGTCGAGTAATGGAAGCGCTCATCTCTGAAATTCAGATTCATGAAGATCGCCAGCCTAACGGCCAGTGGTTAAAATCCATTCGTTTTAGGCTTCCCATTATTGAGGAAGATATGAACTTAAGTTTGGACAATAATGAGCATGTGGAGACGGTAGTTCTTTTGTCCCACAAAAAAGCCGACAGTTATATCCACATTGATGTGGAGTTTGGAGAGGGCGAGGGCAAGATTCCGGTAGATAGTATTGCTAAAAGAGCCGAAGCGTATAAGCCCAAAGAAAAAGTGACCTACAAAATGATTAAGGAGTACATAGAAGCGAAATACGGCTTCAAGGTACATACCGCATATATCGCAGAGGTAAAGCGAAATTTGGGATTGCCGATGTATGATGCTCCTAATGCGGTAGAAGAATTGAAACAGCCGAGGAAACATCCGACACCAGAAAAGGTAGAAGCAATCAAAGATGCACTTCGTTATTTTGCAGTGATATAAAACTTTACTTACAATCGAATATTTCTTACATAGCCGTTTATTCATTTATTTGAGTAAGCGGCTTTTTTCATCCCTATTTTTCGGAATAGGGATATTTTTTGCAGAAGGAGGAGGTTTATTTGAACACGCAAATCATCGCCATCGCCAACCAGAAAGGCGGCGTTGGCAAAACAACAACCTGTGCGAACTTGGGAATAGGTCTGGCACAGGCCGGAAAGAAAGTGCTTCTGATCGACGGGGACCCACAAGGAAGTCTGACAATCAGCTTGGGAAATCCGCAACCGGACAAGCTGCCATTTACACTGTCGGATGCAATGGGCAAAATTCTGATGGATCAGCCTATACGCCCCGGAGAAGGTATTCTGCATCATGCAGAAGGCGTTGACCTGATGCCTGCGGATATTCAGCTTTCCGGTATGGAGGTTTCTCTGGTAAACGCCATGAGCCGTGAAACGGTTTTACGGCAATATCTGGACACACTGAAGGGACAATATTCCCATATCCTGATTGACTGTCAGCCCTCGTTGGGGATGCTTACGGTCAATGCGCTGGCGGCTGCGAACAGGATCATAATTCCCGTTCAGGCAGAGTATCTGCCCGCCAAAGGACTGGAACAGCTTTTATCTACGGTCAGCAAGGTAAAACGGCAGATCAATCCAAAGCTCCAGATTGACGGTATACTGCTGACGATGGTGGATAACCGCACCAACTTTGCCAAAGAGATTGCTGCTTTGCTGCGGGACACCTATGGAAGTAAAATCAAAGTCTTTGGAACGGAGATTCCACACTCTGTCCGTGCAAAGGAAATTAGCGCAGAGGGAAAAAGCATTTTCGTCCATGACCCTGGCGGTAAGGTGGCAGAGGGGTATCGAAATCTGACGAAGGAGGTGTTGAAACTTGAAAAGCAGCGCGAAAAAAATAGAGCTGGCCTCGGTAGATGATCTGTTCTCCACCGAAGAAGGCCGTCAGGATGCAAAGCTGGAAAAGATTCAGGAGATTCCGCTGTCTGAACTGCATCCCTTTAAGAACCACCCATTCAAAGTCAAGGATGACGAAGCCATGATGGAGACCGCTGACAGTATCAAGCAGTATGGCGTTCTGGTCCCGGCGATTGCTCGACCGGACCCGGAGGGCGGTTATGAACTGGTGGCCGGACACAGACGGCACAGAGCAAGTGAACTGGCAGAAAAAGAGTCCATGCCGGTAATTGTCCGTGATCTGGATGATGATGCCGCCACGATCATTATGGTTGACAGCAACCTGCAACGAGAAAGCCTGCTTCCAAGTGAGAGGGCCTTTGCCTATAAAATGAAACTGGATGCCATGAAACATCAAGGAGAGCGAGTGGATTTAACTTGTGCCCAACTTGGGCACAAGTCCGATGGTAGGAAATCCAGAGATGTTTTAGCTGAACAGGTTGGGCAGAGTAAAAATCAAATTCAGAGATTTATCCGCCTGACGGAGCTTATCCCCGAACTGCTGGATATGGTGGATGAAAAGAAGATTGCCCTGAACCCTGCCTATGAGCTGTCCTTTCTCAAAAAGGAGGAACAGGTAGACCTGTTGGACGCGATGGACAGCGAACAGGCTACCCCTTCTCTTTCTCAAGCCCAGCGGCTCAAGAAATACAGTCAGGAGGGGCATCTGACCCTCGATATGATGCGTGTCATCATGGGTGAGGAAAAGAAAAGCGATCTGGACCGAGTGACATTTACCTCTGACACCTTGCGGAAGTATTTCCCTAAAAGCTATACGCCCCAGCGGATGCAGGAAACCATCATCAAGCTGCTGGAGGCATGGCAGAAAAAGCGTCAGAGAGACCAGGAACGATGAAAGGAGCCGCCTATGAGGGATATTTCAGCCCGTGAGCTGAAAGGACACAACATTCTCGCCGTAGAGAGGTTTTGGGATAACACCCGCTGGATGATTGAGTTTTCCGTCCTGCGTCCCAGCACAGCTTACGGTAGTCCCGGAGAGGAAATGCGGTTGTTTTTAACCGAGGACGGGTATCAGGCCGCCCTGCAAAGCCAGCAGCGCCGGGAGATCAAGATCAAGCGTTACGCTCGTGTGATTGAGGGACATATCCTCGATTTCAAACCGGGAAAACACCGCCGCCACTCATAAACAAATCATTACTGCGAAAGGAAAGGATTGAAATGTGTACTGTAAAGGAAATCCGGGAAGCAATCCGGGAGGATTGCCATTCCCAGCATGGTATGGAATTTATAGAGATTGACCGTGTTCTGCAAACTCTGCCATTCTCTCAGGGAAATGACCTGTTGGACAGACCGCCCATTCCCAAGCGCCCCTACCGGCGCAGAAAAAGTGAACAAAACAGCTGACTGCCACAATTCTTTTTACAGGATTGTGGCTTTTTTCATACCCTGAGAAATTTGGAAGGAGTGAGGTCAATGGCCGTATTTCGCATTGAACGAACCAGAGATTATACCGTGATGAGCAATCACCATTTACGCAACGGGAAACTGTCCCTGAAAGCCAAGGGGCTGCTTTCCATGATGCTGTCCTTACCGGAGGACTGGAACTATACCACCAGAGGGCTTGCCGCCATCTGCAAAGAGGGCGTGGACGCTATCGGCGGCGCGCTGCGGGAGCTGGAAACTGCCGGGTACATTGTCCGCCATCAGCTGCGAGACCGGCAGGGTCGGATCAGCGATACCGAGTATGTTATCTACGAGCAACCACAGCCGAAGAACCCGGATACGCCCCAGCCGGATACGGCTTCACCAGATACGGAAAACCCGGATATGGTAAAACCGGATACGGAAAAGCCCGCAGAATTAAATATAGAGAAATCAAATACAGAAAAAACAATTACTTATGGATCAAGTACCGATTCTATTCCCTTCCGGGAGCCAGCGGCAGCACAGCTGCCGGAACGGAAAGGAAGGGATGCGATGTCTGTCTCAGAGATGGAAAGTTATCGGGATTTGATTCTGGAGAACATCGAGTATGACCACCTGTGCCGGGAGTTTACCACCTACCGGGAGGACCTGGACGAGATTGTGGAGCTGATGGTGGAGACCGTCTGCGCCAAGCGGAAAACCACCCGGATCGCTGGCAGCGACTTCCCCCATGAGGTGGTCCGCTCCCGTTTTTTGAAGCTGGATTGCTCCCACATCGAGTTTGTCATGGAATGCCTGCGGAACAATACCACCGAAATCCGCAACATGAAGCAGTATCTGCTTGCGGTGCTGTTTAATGCGCCGACCACGATCAGCAACCACTACACCGCACAAGTCAACCACGATATGTACGCAGGCGGCTGGGGAACAGGCCCTTTTCTGCATCCCGCCAAAACCCGGAGAAAGGAGTTTGCC